ACTCTGTAAATGATGTAAAACCATTTGTCCTCCGAGGTACAAGCCTATGTGATTTAAACCAGGAGATCGCATACTCATTAACAATAAATCATTCTTCTGTAATTCTTCATCAGGTTCTAATTCTCTAAATCCTGTATCAACGAAACAACGATCAAAACAAGGATCTTTAATAAAATCATCTGAACTTATAGGTCTATCCCAGTCTTTTAAATTTATGCCTAACTCCTCTTTGTAGTAATCACGGCATAAAGACCAGCAATCATTAACACCCCATACCCACTGCCTACCTATTAAAGGTGCTGTATAACCACATGGTTCGTACTCAACCCACTCTTCTGTACTTGATTGCACAACGTACCACTTAAGTTTTGTCTTTTCGCAAGCAACCTTATCTGCCATAGACAAATCTGGTGAGGTCACTGGGTGACTATGAATAATGGCTGTTACCTCTCCTGTATCCTCAGCTTTTACCCAATCTTCTGGGTTAATAATAAACATATCTTCTGGCTTATCTGCCAGATTCTTACAAGGAAAATACTTCTCCTTACCTTTAACAATGAGCAGTAAACCACAAGATTCTTTAGGATCTTCTGCTTTTGCGTGAGCTAAAGCCCAGTCTTTCCAAGTCATGAATAGAACGAGCCAATGCCAGGAAACTCGTCAGGTAGTACTTGTCTTTTGGGTAATCGAACACCCATAACATCTATTTTTGCAGCTAGTTCAAACTCAACCATATCTCTTGTCTCTAGAGATTTACGATCTACAACATATATTTCATCTGGAAATAAAGCAGATGTATCGGGAGTGTATGGGCTATTTCCACCAGGGAAATTAGTAGCATCTAAGTATCTAAGAAGTGTTCTTCTTCTTGTTACTTTTGCACCCTCTAGGCCCATACTTAAAGAAGCAAGAATAGTAGAAATTGTCCCTAAAACATTACTAATACTAAGTTTTGGTCTTGGAAGTTGCTTACCGTTGTACTCAAAACCACTGGCTTCTATAGGAAGAGCTGTATAAGTTTGTCCAGCAAATACAATACTTGCATTGTTGTTTTGACTCCTACCGCTATGAAACCTATATACATTACTGGAACCATGAATTGCAGTAATTAATTCAAGAATAAATAACTCAATAATGGCACTAGGGTTTGCCTTTTGTAATTCACTAACAGGTACAGCCATTAGGGTTCAAAAACCTCCTGAAATGTTGCTCTTATAGTTGCTCGATTTAAGTATGGAATAGTTTTAGTCCAAGAGGGACAAATGTATTTTCCTGATGAACTTTCTCCAGGTGGTGTCCAAGTAAAGCAGTCAGAGTCACTAGCTCTCGCATCTAAAAAAGTTTCGATGGTATCTGAATCAGTTTCAGAAACATTAAAAGTAAGTCTATAAACTTTCGGATTTTGATTCATTCCAAATTGAATCCTTGCTTGATACCCGTCTCCAAATTGAGTCGTTCTTGTATTAGGTTGCGATGTCTTTGTTACACCGTAAGTAGAAGAGATAGAAGGGAAAGTTGCCATAATTTACGCTGCGGAAAGGAGTCCTCCAGGTCTTTTCTGTCTTGCAATTT